TGAGCAAAAAGGTGTTATGGCAGGTACGCCTATTAGTGGAATACTAGCTAACATTTATATGCATGAATTAGATCTAGAGATGCAAGCAAAACATTTCAAGTATCTAAGGTATGCAGATGATACTCTTATTGTTGGTAAAGAAGCACTAGATTACTTTGTCAAACGTTTAGCTGGCCTTAATATTAAACTAAACCCTAAGAAAGAACAAATCTTTACCCTAAGAACAGGCATCACATTTTTAGGTTTTTACTACAAAGGTAGAACCATTGATATTTCCCCGGAAGCGAAAGCTAAGATGAAATCAAGAATGAAACGCCGTGCTAAATGGTATCGTAAATGGATGCTAGACCGAAACGTTAACAAGACTGTAGCATTAAAGCACTACATTAAGGGTATCAATGAAAAACTATATAGTTACTGGGATGACTCGGTTAACTGGTCCTTATGGTACTTACCTAATATCAATGTAACAGATTCAATCAAATTTTTAGATGAGTACTTTGTAAATTGTATTCGTTATCTTAATTCAGGTACTTGGAAACGTGGTAAGAAATATTATAGCTTAAGTTATCAAGAAATTAAAAAGCTTGGTTTTAGAAGCTTAATTAATACTTATTACCGAATTAAAAAGTGTATCAGGAATGGTACAAGTTTTGAAGACGTTATTAAGTAAAAACTACTAAAATAAAACAGTTCATGTATATATTATATAATGTAAGAGATATAATATTTTTTCGTATTAAGTTAAACAAAATAGTGAAAGGTAGACAATAAATGAAACAAGAAATTAAAAATAGTAAAGGAGAAATTTTTTATCAAGCAGTTGGCATTGTAAAATCATATAATGAACAAACTGGTTATGGTTTTATCTTTTCGATTGAAGAGCCTGACCGCGATATATATTTCCATTATACCCAAATTTTAACTAATGGTAAAAAAGTTTTAGATGTTGGTGATAAAGTTGAGTTCCTCTATAAAGAGTGTGAAAAAGGTTTAAGAGCGTTTTCTATTAAGAAAGTCGATTAAACATTTATGAACGGAAACTACAAAGATCTTCTTTATGTATCTAATCTCTATAAGATGTATGACGAGGAAGAACTATATAGCGCTTTCATCGATTATCTGTATACAGAAGAAGGACAAGACGCGGTTGATAAGTTTGAAGAGTTAGATGAATTAGAACAATTTAATCAGCTTGTTATCTTCGCTGAGAGTGTTCTTAAAGCTCATTATTATAGAACATTTATTACAGACTTAGAAGAAACTTCTGAAGCTAATGGTCCTGTTATTTGTAGTATTGATGGCAGCCAATTTAGATACCCATACCCATCGCTTGTTGAAGTTTATAATGACTTAATTAAGCCATTTATTGATCAAGTACCTGATGGTTTAGAAGTGTATATAGATACTAGAGATAGTAGCCTTGTATTTTCATTTGATGAACTCGATAAAGAGTTTATTGTAAAAGTAAGAAGAGCAACAAGAAACTTAGATCCAATTGAATGGATTGATTTTTTAGAAAGAGAACGAAGAGGTGATAATCGATGGGTCGCGTAATTACAGAGACTAGGCTTGGCAGTCTAAGCATTCTAGAATCCTATAAGCCAGCTAGTAATCCTAATTCCCCAGTTTTGGGTTCCTTTACGGTAGATGGTATTGTTGTTGAAAACACAATATCGCAAAATGGAACTTATTATGAATCTAAAGTATGGACACAACCTACTACTTTTGGTAAGGGTGGTAAGTTTTTTGATGAGAATGGTAAACTAAAACCATCAACACTTTTAGGTTCACTTGACCATCCAGCTAATGGTCAACCAGAAATGCGCTTTGAGAACTCTGCGATTGCTTGGCGTGATATTAAGAAAAATGGAAACAAGTGGCAAGGTACAGCGGACATTTTAAATACACCAGCAGGGCGCATTGTTAAAACTCATCTTGACTATGCTAAGCTTGTAGGTGGTGGTGAAGTCTTTGGTGTATCGCTTCGTGGCTTTGGTGAAACTGAGTCTGTAAGTAATGCTGCAGAGTCTTACGAAAGAATTATTCCTGAGTCTTTTGAGCTTATGAGTATTGATTTCGTATATGACCCATCATTTCGTAATACTGCAATGCTTGCAGAAAGTACTAAGCGTAGCAAGTTCAATCGTTTATTACTGGCAGAGTCAATTAGGAGACTTGCTAAACAAGACAAAGCCCATGCAAATGTCTATAAAGAATATGCAAATATTATTAAAGGTGGTAGTATGAAAAAAGAAGTTATTAAAGAAGCAACTGGTGCATTAACAATGATTGACTATTTAAAGCAAGGTTTAAAAGCGCTTAAAGACGATGCCCATAAGCTATACAATTTAGCATATAGTATTGAATCGATGGGTCAAGAAGCATTCACAGAAAAATACAAAGAAAAAGATTATGCTAAAACATTAAAAGAGCTTCGTTATGCTGAAAAGAAACTTCGTGAACAAATTGCTTATTGGGAAAACATTTTAGCTAATGCACCAAAATCTGTAAAATTAGCGGCTGTTACAGAAGCTAAAAAATCAGAAGAAGATGACCTAGAAGAGGTCTTAGCAGCTATTGAAGCTGACCTCGGTGACATACCTGAGGAAGAAGAAGCCCCTGTAAAAGAAGAGGGCGAAGAAGAAACTCCTGAGCCTGAAGAAGATAAAGAAGACAAAGAAGATAAAGAAGACAAAGAAGACAAAGAAGAAGGCGAAGAAGATAATACAGAAGAATTAAGCGAAGAAGAGCTCTTAAAACAAATCGCAGATAAGCTTGAAGTACTTCAGGCGTCTGTTGATGAGCTTAAATCTCTTGTTCAACCTGTAGATCCATTTAGTGCAGAAACAGATCTTTCAGAAGAAGACGACCTAGAAGATGACCTAGACGTTGACTTAGAAGATGAAGAACTAGAAATCGAACTAGAACCTGAAGAAGACGAAGATCTTGACCTAGACCAACTATCTGAAGAAGAGCTTGAAGAGCTTTCTGATGAAGAGCTTGAGTATTTAAAGAAACACGCTCGCTAACTAAGTTAAACAATCTCGTATAAACAAATCCGAGAAGCCCATATATAGTTTCACAAGTTATACGTAGTAAGTTATATCAGTTAGTCACATTAATAAAATATAAAATAAAAAGGAGAAGGAGAAATATATGGCAATCACAAAAGAACAACTCTTAGCTGAAATTGCAAAGCGCAAAGCTGCAAAAGCCGCGTTAGAAGCTAAAACTGTTAAAAAACGTGTAACAGAAGCTAAAGCTGCTCCTACCAAAATTGTTGTTGAAAAAGCTGAAATGAATAACATTAGTAAAGAACCTAAAACAATTCAAGAAGCTTTAAACAGACATATGAGCAAAGTTACAGATGCTCAACAAAAAGCAATGTATGCTGTCTTAACTGAAAACATTATTAAAGCAACTCAAACAATGTATGGTAATGGAACAGGTGTTTCTGTTATTAACGAAGCTACTCAAGCCGGTCCTTATATCGGTACAGCTGTTACTGGTAATGCAGCTGGCGTAGGCTTAGTAAAAACTTACTTCGACATTTTCTTTGGTTACTTCCCTAACCTTATTGCACACGAAATCGCGAGTGTTCAACCTATTAAAACTGAAAAAGCGATGGTATTCTTCTATCAATCAGTTGCGGGTTCTAGCAAAGGTGCTGTAACAGAAGGTCAAGTATTAATTGATCCATTCCAAATTAACACTAACACTGAATACACTTCTGATGAAGTAACTATTAGCACAGGGGATAATCCTGTTCCAGTATGGGGTCCAGTTATTCCTCGCAGTGTTAAAATTCCTGGTCAAGAGTTAACTTGGACAGATGACGATGACACAACTGCAACGTTTACAGTTGGTTCTACAGATTACACTGTAACTGTTACAGAAGCTAACAACACAATTAAAGTTGAAGTTAAAGCTGGTACTGTAGATAAAAGCGCGCTATTCCCTAAGGCTACCTATGCTTATGCTAATAAGTATGCTCCAACTGCAGTCCCAGAATTAAATGCTAACGTCGATTCTCGTGAAATTACTGCAAAACCAAGAACAATCAAAACTAAATATTCATTCCAAGCTGGTTTCGGTTTTGAAGCTCAATTTGGTAAATCTTTAGAAGACCAACTTGCTGAAGCTGCAATGTATGAATTAAAACGTGAAATCGACTTAGACTTAGTATTTGAAGTAATGAAAAATGCCCCAACTCTGGTTCAATGGAATAGAGCAGCTGGTGCCGCTAATGGTTTATACGAATTCCACAAATTATCGTTCTTAGATGCAGTTATTGCGGCATCTAACAAAATCTTTAAAGATTCTAAACGTGTTCGTGGTAATATCTTATTAGTAGGACCTAACGCTCAAACTATTGTTGAAACATTACCTGCATTCCAAGGCGAAAACTATGGTTCTCAACTTGGTGGTGCTACTGTTATTGGTAAATTAAAAGATATCAAAGTTATCGCTATTCCAGACCTTGAAGATAATGATTGGGCTGTAATTTACAAAGACCAAAATGACTCTTTAAATGCTGGTTTAATCTTTGCACCGTACATCCCTGTTGTTTCAACACCTACTGTTATGCTTGATGACTTCATGGCTCGTAAAGCATTCACGACTTCTTATGGTAAGTTAATTGTTAATAATAAATATTTCGTTCGTGGTACTATTATTAATAATCCTATTGCTCAACCTATTCAAGTTCTTAATAAGAACGGCGAAGTTATCGAAGCATTCGGTGATACAACTAGCGCTGGTAGCGCTGGCTAGTAACTAAAGTATAAACAACTGCTTAACTGGGTAGCATTTTTTGCTACTCAGTTAGGCAATTTATATTTATGCGACTCCTCCATAAATATAAGTTGAAAATATAAGAGTAAGGAGCCATACTATGCCACAAAAACTGGTATATGATGAAAATAAACCAATCGAAGCAGTTATAGAAGACTTAGTTAGCATGAAACGATACGAGGATTATATAGAGTATTTTAAAGATACAGATATTGCAACAATAAAAGACTTGCTAAATGATATTCAATCTGCCTCTGTGGCGCTCTTTAATGATTCTATTAGCCTAAATAATGCACGTTATCAAATCACAATTCTAAAAGATTTAATAGCTGAGCGAGTAAATGCTATAGCTTCTGACGAAGGCACCGCAATAATGGATGATATTTATTGTGGTATTATATATATTGTTTATATTCTTCTGTATAATCATAATGGAGCAACCACTGATATAGAGAACCCTGCAAAGGTTGATCTAATGACAGCACGCAGGATTGAAAATAATTCGGTTTATGCACGTACAAAACTAATTAAATACGAAAAGCCGATTGTAGGCCGCCACTATACTGATCCATATTTGACGCTTAAGTTTAGATATCAAGATACCACAATTGTGCTGTGTCTCATTGATTATAACACAGCAGGTGATTATACAATAGGATTAGCATATAATATAAATGATACAGGTTGGTCTAAGGTATCAGCGCAGTTTGAATTTGGTAGAAGCAGCGGTTATAGGTTTGAATTATTTATTGCAGCACTCTTAGGTGTTGAAGATAAGGTGTTGTTTTCTAAGCAAATACTAACATTGTACTAATATTGAATTTTTTAGACTAGCAGACTAAGACACC